GGTTCGGGCGAGTGAACAGATTGTCGACCGCAGCCACCGGTATGTCATAGACCAAATAACAAAAAGCGACCGCGCATGGACCGGCGTCGTCCTCGACGATAAACCCGTGCGGACCCATGAACATCGGATCCAGTGCAATGCCTCGAGCTTGCGCCCAGGATCGAACCGTTTCAAAGTCGTCTGCGGTGTAAACTCGAATCGTCATTCGCCTTCCACCTCTAGCGTCAGGATGTAGCCAAGCAAGCCAAATGGCGACGGGTCGTTGTGGACGATAGCCACCTGGGAATAGTTGCGCCAATCCGCCTGGAAGTGCGACGGTTGCAGATCCTCGTCGGTGCGTCCGGTAAACACCGGCGCCGGCGATCTTGGGTATTCGATCGGTTGCGTGGCATTGGCTAGAGTGTCGCCATACGCCCCGCCATGACTGTTCTGCATCAGGAACGTGATGCGGTTCGGTCGCCATTTCCTTCCCTGACCCGTGCCGTCCCTGAGCATGACCTCGACGGGAAAGCCTTGAATCGTCGACTTGATCTGGAAACCAAATTGATAATTGCCCGCCAGGTTGGTGAAGTTCGGAAACACTGCGTTGTAGGGCGACACGTTGGGAACCGGATCGGATGGACCGGCGATGCTGAAGTTTGCACCGTTTTGGAATAGCCAAAGGGATCGACCAACGAACGGACCATGCACGCCTGTTGATGCTGTGGTGTTGGTTCCAGATTGGCTAGGATTGCCAACGACGACGCAATCCAAATGAACCGGGTCGAAACTCATGGCGCTGCCTGTGTCGTGGTTTGTATCCGACGCCAGTGCCGTGTTGATGTTGACGTCCATCTTTTCGATGAACCTGCCATATTGCGAATTCCCCAGCGAACGACGCACGACAAACCAGACCTGGTCGGACACTTCGTCGGTTGTCACGACATCTTCAAAGATGTCGCCAGCGTCTTCACCAGTCAGATGAATGCTCCATGCAGTGAGTTCCTGCGCACGGTCATAAAAGAACGAGAACAGTTGTCCGGCTTCGTTGACGACCCAAAGGCATGGGAACGGGTTGCGCATGAATGCCATGCGCTTCACAACGCCAAGCCTAGGGCCAAGGAAAATCGACAAGTCGGGTGCTGTGTATCCATCGGATTGGAAGTTGTAGGCAAATTCCAACAGTTTTTTGCCGCAGTTCGGCGACCACAAAAGGGCTTCCTCGATGACGATGGGAGCAACATCGCCGCTGCCGTAATTCGTGCGCAGGCGTGCGCGGAAACTGCTCGGCTTGATGCTTGTTTCCTCGTCGCCACCGTCAATGGTCCACTCCTGCAGATTGGTGCCAACGACCAGCACTCGGTTGAAGGACTGCAGCCATTTGATTTCGTTGCGTTTCGTGGCGCCCAGTGTGATGTCCAAAGCATCGGTGTCCTGGGATCCGGTCAGGAAATTGTAAAAATCATCCGTCTGACTTGCCCAAATGCGAGCAGGTTGACCTCGAGTGCCACCGAACCACAGGCGCAGATCATGGAATGCCACTGCAGACGGGTAGCCTTGCGCAGCGCTAAACGCCGGCTTGCGGAAGCTGTTGGATGCAACGCCGATGACGTTGATCGGAGGCAACTGACTGCCAGGGATGATCAGTTCGCCTTTAACGTTTTTGGCATCGGTGTAGGTGTTGATCTTGAAGGGAAACGTCAGCAATGCGGTTGCCGGCTCAATGCGAATGCGTTTGGCGGTGCCGCCGCCGCTGGTCACATAACCGGACAAACGATAGTATGTGCCGGTGCTGCCTCCGTCGCCAGCGTATGAAATGTTGCCTTCATCGACATCAAGAATTTCCCACCGGCGAAGCTCTCGCCAAATGACACCGTCAGCAGATTCACTCAGAACAAGGGTCGAAATGGGCGCAAATCCTGTTTTCCAATTGGTTGAAACAGTGAACGCATTCTGCACAAAAATGGATTCCGTTGGACCCAGGTCGACGCTTGATCCGTTGATGATCATCTCGCGGAAATACTTTTCCACGCCGAACTGGATGCGCCAGATGGTGTCTTCGTCTTCGGCAGTGAACAGGCTTTCCGTTGCGACAAGCTTGAACGCGACATTGGACAAATCAAAGTCGCCGCCAGATACTTCCCAAAATTTAGCCCACAGCTGCGAAGTTCCTGGGCGATTGCCGCCGATCCAACCATAAGCACCCGATGTCGGTGTCGTGGATGTGTGACTGGTCGTGCATTTGTAAATGACGTTCCTGTATTTAACAAACGATGTTCCGGCTACATAGATCGTCGAACTTGCCCACGCTGGAATGTTGGCCGAACTGGTGCCTGGATTCCAGACTGTCAAATAATTGGTTCCGGTCACGGGCGCAGTTGTTGATCCAGAAGTGTGCGCGGAATAGCAGGTGTAAAGTTTACCATCGGTGCCGATGACTCTAGATCCTACGACGTAAGACGTTGCAGTTACCCAGTCGTTGTAATCATATTGAACCTGCACATTTGTCAGTGTTTCGTTGACATCGAGCGCAGGAGCAAAGTCAAACGGAACGAGTTCGAATCGATATTTAAATCGACATGTGCTTCCAGCATTGTCCAGCTGCCCATCTCGAGCGATCATCCGATACGGTGGCGCATCTGGATGAACGAAAAAAACAATGTCATTAATTTGAATGCTGCGCAGCTTGTCTGTGCCGTATGTCGTCCATTCTATGGGGATGGGAATTTGAATTGGATTACTAACCAGACCTTGATCCACTGTTGCGTCACCTGCAATGACACTAAGATTTGCCGACCATTTTGATGAATCAAACGATCCAGAACTTGTGTGATCTTCGATGCAATAATAAATGGTCGTTTCGTCGTCAATGGCATCGTAAATGCCAACAATGTCGCCAATGACGTAAGCTGTCGAAGTTGCCCATGCCATCAAAGTTACCGAATCAAATTGAAGCGGGCGCATCTTTTGATTTACGCCGATCTCAAAAACAATGCTTTCGGTGACAGTTACAGTTCCCCCAGAAGCAGGATCGAATCCAGTGGCTCTGATGGACACCAACCGAGTTAGGTCGGACGCATCTGATGTTGCTCGGCGCACAAACTGCGTGCCAGGACGCTTGAATACGCCACCATAAGGTGACACCAGCATGTTCTTCAGTTCCACGCAGCCCGACTTAAGCTTGTCGAGGTCGAAACGTCCGCTCATCTTGGGAGTCACCAGACCCCCGTTGAAGTTGCTGCTGAGAGTGTGGAATGCGCTCATGCGGTCTGAATAACACCGGAACGGGACTGGAGCAATTGCGAATCAGGGAAAGGCAACGTGCGTGGTTTCTTGCCCTCGCGTGAATCTCGAGTCTTAGCCATGGGTGCCAGCAATCCCTCATAGGACTGACGCAGCCCCGAAGACTGACCCGAAGGACCGGCGAGACTTTGCGCCATGTAGGATGCCAGCAGGAACGAGAATGCGTTGCAGAAATCCGCCGGCCACAGGTTCGGTTCTGCAGACAGGTCGTCGATGTAGGTGATGTTGACAGTTTCGCTGTTGCACAGGATGAACTCCTTCTCGACGCTGAAGTCGTCCGAGTCGTCTTTCAGCCCGCCAGACTCACCGTTGATCTTGAGCACGCGCAGGCAGCAATCTGGAAGAGCATGCTGGAATTCCCAGTCAAACATCGGCACCTTGACCCATTCGCCGGTTGCGCTGGTGTAGCCGGACACATAGACCGAATCGTCGAGGTCGAAGGCGTTGGCGCTGACCTTGGTGACATACCATGTCGCGTTTGCCGTGGTGGCGCCCTCGACGTTGCGCAGCAGGATGCGGTCACCGGTGACAAGCCCATGACCGTTGGACGTCACTCGAAATTCGCCGCTGCCGTTGTCTGCCAGCGCAGATCCTGACAACGAAGTAAATGCAATCGTCGACCGAGTGCGGGCGATGGCAAAGTTCCAGGGGTGCGACTTCAGCGCTTCCTTGGCTGCGGTGGCGAACCATTGCAAAGCAACGATAGCCTGGGGCGTCTGATCGGAGTCGACGTCTTTGATTTGCCGCCCGCCGAGATGAGTGATTGCCAGGTTGGCGATGTCAGTTTTTGTCATAAGTCATGCAAAAAGCCGGGAAGGTTTTGACACCCTCCCGGCTTGTTGGGGGTTGCAGGGCGGGCGCCGATTAGGCGAGGGTGTAGACCAGGTTCCAGGTCTGCGAGTGCGAGGCGCCGTTCGTGACGGTCGTCCAGGTCACATAGACCCAGGCGTCGTCGGTCAGCGTCACAGGGGTCAGCGCAGCGGCGCCAGCGGTAGCGCTGAAGGATTCCGAGCCAGCCGAGCCACCGAGGGCAAGGGCAGTCGCGTAACCGTCAGCATCGCCGGTGCCGTCGTCGTAGATGTAGCCAACAGTGCCGGTGCAGGCATCGCCAGCGTCACCGTGATCGACCGAGCAAAGCTGCGGCACGATGCGGGAACCCTTGGGAAGCTTCACCAGGTAAAGCGGATCCGCAGTCGCAGCCGTGTAGCCGGTCTTGCTGACGTTGACACAGTGCAGGTTGCCGCCATTGCTGGTCAGCGTGGGGCGATCGGCGCCGTTCAGAGCGGCATCGACCTGGGCTTGAGCGAAGGAAGTGTAGACAGTAGCCATGATGGGTGAGGGTAAAGATGAGGTTGAAGGTTGCCCTGGGGGTTTTACGCCCCAGGGCTATGAGGATCAGGCCGGGCTGCGGTCGCAATAGACGCGGACCACATACTGGTTCTGGCAGCGAACGGCGCCAAACATAGCAGTCGTGCGCAGCTGCAGCGAGTGCGTGCGGGTCGGCAGGACGTCCATGTAAGCCTTGAGGCCGTGCATGGAGAACTTCAGACCGGACTTGTGCCAAGCGAACACGCTGGTGACGTCGGTGCTGGTGTTGATCGGCAGACGCTCGGTGCGGATGAACTTGAAGCCGAGGAAGGTGTCAAGCTGACCCGAGGCAAGCGCACGGACGGTGTTGAAGTCGGCACTGGTGACTTCGGTCGTGCGGAGGAGATCCTGCACTTCCTGGGCCGTGACCGCGATGTAGCGATCGCCATCCGGCACTTCGTTTTCGTCCATGGTCTGCTTGGCAGCACGCAGCTTGCCGATGGTCAGACCGCTGTTGGCCGGCGAGCCGGTTTCAACGTAGTTGACAGCGATGCTCTGACCGGCAGGGAACGAGTCAGCGGTCGTGCCGTCCTCGCCGATGTAGCGGGTGGCGTCGAAAGACTCGATGATGACGTCGTCGATGCTGCGGTTGAAGCCACTGCGGTGAGCCTGGAACTCTTCGCTGGTCGGCAGGATGATCTGGCCCAGGTAGGTTTCGTCCCACTCGTCGAAGGTCGTGACCAACTGGTAGGGGGATTGGGTGAGCCAATACTTGTTGCCGTCGAAGTCGCCATCGGGAGTCGTGCCTTTGCGGGCAAGGATCTTTTCAGCGCTGCGGGGCGTGATGAGGTTGAACGCCTTCTTCTTGCCGGTGAAATCGGCGCGAGTAACGGCGGAAAGCAGGCGGGAATCGCTCTGCTGGAGTTCCTGTTTCCAGGCCGAATCGAACTGGTTAGGATAAAATTCTGGGATCGTGAGTGCCATAACGGTAGGTGATTGAAAAGTTGAGGTGATGCTGCCGGCGTTGTGCCACAGCGGTTGAGATGTCGTGATCTCGCGTCCTCGGTTGTCCTTGCGGGCCGTGTCCTGCGGAGGTGTTGCCGTTGTCCGAATTTCGGGCGGCATTACTATTTACGCGCAAAACGTGAAATCTTGCAAGCGGAAATAATTGTCCCCACTCAAGTTTCCTCGGTGGGGATGATTTTGTCAGAAATAGGGGGTGCAATTTGTGACAACATCAGCTTGCTATTGCGCCCGATTGACCTATCGTTTGACACCGTAAACCATGGACCCACTAGAATCCCAAATCGGCGGCGACCATTACAAGACGCTGCCCATCCAGCCCATCGAGTTCATCGAGGCAAACAAGATCCCTTTCCTGGAAGCTTGCATCATCAAACGAGCGTGCCGGCATGCCAGGAAAAACGGCGCAGAAGACATCAAGAAAATAATCCACGAAGCGACACTGATCCTCAAATACCGATACAACGAAGAACTATGACACACGAAGACATCAAAGAATGGGTGGCTGCACAAAATTGGAATTTGCGCGACGCTGAGATCTCCAGGCAAACCGGCGTGCCTTACGCTGTGGTGCGTCAACGTCGCATCAAGGCTGGCATTCCAAGGGGCAGGACTAGTTTGCTTGTCCGCCGCAGCACCTGGGACAACGTCGACTGGAGTCGCAGCAACAAGGAAATCGGCGCCGAACGCGGTGTCAGCAGACAATGCGTGTCAGCGTATCGCAAACGGTTTGCTGCACTGGCGGCAGCGGTGTGATGCTGCCTTTAGATTTTGCCTGCCGTGTCTGTGCCGACCGACCGAATCGTTAGGGCTACGCTGCGCGTGGTCGCGTTAATCGGGAAGCGCAAGAGGGCAATCAATCCGAAGTGGAGGCACCCAGTGCCGAAGCCGGACTCTTGCGGCGGCAGGCATTACCTTTCAGAAAGTGCAATGTTGCGTTGAGCAGCACGATTCACTGGCCAGTAAAACTACAATGCCCGACTGTATCCTCACCGACCTCGAAGCCCTGCGCGAGTCCTTCGCAAAGGAGGCACGCATCTACGCCAAGCAGGGCGCGGTGCCAGACGGCGCACGCCCGCACCAGATTACGCCTTGGCAGCTTGCCTGCGGATACATGGCTGGCGACTACCGGATTGCAGCGCATGAGGTGAACAAGGTCATCAAGAAGCATAAACAAAAAGTATGAACTGGGACGAATGCAAACAGCTCTTCAAGGAAGAATGGGAGTTCCACACGCGCCATCCGGAGATGCTGTTTGTGTGGCTGACCTATCTCGTTTCCGTCATTTACGCCTTCACTCGATGAAACCCGTCACCAGCCTCTACCGCTGCAAGCACTGCGGCAAAGTTGTCGAACGCGAAGGAACGAAGCAGTGGCGCAAATCTTTTTGTGAACAGACCGGCAAAAACGCCAGGATCATGCTGGTAAAAACAGTCGAAAATAATCCTTGATGGGGGACTGGGTTCTGGTAGAATCCTGGCAACAATAGGTTGCGTCTGTGCAAGGGCGCGTTCCGCCCACAGTGCAGCCACTCTGAGGCCGACGTTCTTGCACGCGTCGGCCTCTTTGTTTGGGCATTCCTCGCCCAGCAGAAGTCAGTAGCGTCCCCGAGCGGGCAACGCGGGCTGGCGGAGGAGTTCGGCGCATGGTGGACTAGCAGAATCAGCCATGCAAAAGGCGCACCTGGCAACAGGTGGGCTGCTTTGACAATCGTTTGACCAGGCTTTACTGAGCCAGCCGACCTGGGAGATTGTCGAATGCGACGGGGTTCCTGATTCCTGACGGAAGTAGACCTTGAAGCTAGCAGCATCCCAGCAATGGGACTGCTATGCTCAGGAATAGCCATCAAACCCTCTGGAAGCTAACCTCAACCGCAACACAACCATGACAAAACTCAAACACTTGAGCGAACTGCTTTATGCCAGTTACGTGTGCATTTCAACGCTACAAAAGCATGCGTCAACACTGAAACAAAAAGAACTGTGCCGATACCTGATGTCGAGCGACGGATTGCCAGAAGGATACGTCAACGTCATCACCCTTGAGAGTCTACTGCGCAACAAGAGGCGCACCAAAAAAACCATCCACGGTCAAAGCTAACAAAAAACCCAGTGGGTTCCTGTTGGGTTCCCGCTGGGTTTCTGTTGGGTTTCGTTTGGGTTATCGTTGCAGCGCTTCCCACAAGCGACGTTTTTCAGCGACCAGGCTTTGCGCTTCGTCCGAACTGGCTGGCAGCGACCGCAGCTTGCTGTCGATCTGTTCCATGCGCGACTTGTAACCTGCGGCTTCGCCAGCACCGATCAGGCCGGCATCTTCGTTGAACTGCAGGTCGTAGCGCAAAAGCGCCTTGGCGATGTTCGGATCGTTGCCGTATTTGGGATCGGACAGATCCAGACCCAGGCTGGTGGCAGCACGTTGGACTCGACCGGCGTTGGTGCCAGCGTCTTTGCCCCATTCCTTCTTGAGCGTTGCCATGATTCGCTCCGCCTCGCCCGCGGCTTCAGCTTCCGCAGATTCAGCCGCGCCACGCATGGTCGAATTGTAAAGCTCGACCAGTTCACCGAGTGCAGCCTGGGGAATGCCGTATTTGTGCGCCACGCTTGCAGCCGACTTTGCCATTTCGGCGTTCCAGGTAGCCTCCATGCCTTCGCCTGGTGCCAGACCGTAGTCCTCGGGCGTTGCCGGCGCCCCGATCAGCTTGCGCCACTCGGCACGCTGTTCGTCAGTGGCATCGGCGCCAGGTGCCGTCGGTGTCTTGCTCGACAGCTTCTTTTCCAGGTTGGCGTAGGAACCAAGCAGGTCAGTCGGTGACGGGAACTTCGCCAGGGTTTTTTCGAACGGCTTTAGGTGATCGGGCAGGCCGGCAGTCCAGCCTTCCTTGAACTTCGCGCCAGATTCGTCGAGAAACGCGGCAAACCCGACTTGGGTGCTGCTAGACTCGGACGACGTTGCGGTCGCCGTTTGATGGGTTTCTGTGGCCGTGGTGCCGGTTTCGGTCGTGGTCGTGGTGTTTGCTTCGTCGCTCATTGTTTTTCGGGTTCGTTGTTTTTGCTCATTCGGCGCGTCGGTGGATAGACGGCATCGAATTGATCTTTGGGCCAATGCTGCCGGCGCCATTCGACGACGGCAGGGGTCTTGTCACCGGCAGCGATGTCCTGCTCGGGTTCGGAAATAATGCCCTTTGTTTCACACGCAGGCGGCACATGAACAAACCGCCCCAGGCTTTCGCCTGGTATTACAGCTGTCGCAGGATCTCCCTGCGCACCATTCGGGCAAATTGCTTTGGGGGGACGTCCTCGACGTTTACTTGGTGGATTCATCGATTTTCTGTTTGCGACTGCGTTTGGGTTTCTCGGCGGCACTGGCAGTCATGAGCACGCCGAAGATCTCGCGCAGGTGTCCCTTGGCACCGTCTCGCGCCGCAGCTTTCTCGGGCGTATCACCGGCAAAAATGGCGGCAAACAGGGGCGAGATCGAATTCCAGTGACGCACCAGGATCTGAAAATCCTCATTGCTCGCCAGGCGAATGATCGCCGCGTCTTTTCGAGCGTGTTCCTCGGGGGTGTTTTTGCGCAGCAGATCTGCGAATTCGGTTCTCATGCTTGTTCAAGCAACGGCGCAGCTTTAGATGCGGCATTGGCGCCCATCTCCGCAGCTTGCAGCTGTTGCATCATTTGTTGTTGTTGTGCGCGTTGTTGACGCATCGCCTCGACCTGCTCGGGCGGCAGGATAAACTCGGGAGGCGCACCGGAATTGCGGGCAGTCTCAGCGACGTAATAGTCGAAGTTGATCGGGTCAAGAACGTCGGGGCGCATCGGGGCGATCGTCGCCACCCGTTCCATCATCCGGTCCATGCCAACCGTGCGCACCGCAGCAATAGCAAGCGCAAGCCTGGAAGTGTATTGGATCGACGGGTTCGGGATCTCGGCCATGCCGTTCTCTTCGACGATGATCGCTTCGCGAGGCACAGGCGGCAGCATGCCGTTCTCGGCGCACTGCTCGAACACGCGAATCATCAGCGGACCGATCTTCTCGCTGGTCAGGCGAGTGTAAGCCGGCGTGATCGTGTCGATCTTCTCAGCGGCACGTTGCTGGATCTCGGTCGCGGTGCGGATGCCCTCGAGGTTGGACATCATCTGCCACATGTCCAGGTGCGTCTTCTGACCGACAATCTGCTGACGCAGGTTCGCACGCTCCATGCTCGCACGGATGTCCAGGGTCGTGTTGAGCGGATAAATCCGGTCGTCATTCATCCCTGGCGGATAGTAGTTCACGCCTCGAGCAGAAGTGATCAGTTCACCCTCAAAGCTGTCCGGCACCATCAGCGGCGGGAAGGTCAGCTTCTCGGTGGCGACGTCGAGCATCTTCTGCAGGAAGTTCAGCTGCCGCGCTTCGGGCAGCATCTTGAACCCTGGACCGTAGCCATAGGGCGAACGGGTTTCGAGGAAGTCGCATTTCTCGTAGCGACCAACGTGGAAGGGGAACGAATCAAACCCACCTTCCTGGCACAAATGCATGCCCTCGAGTTCAACGTAGATCGAAGCAAACGGTTTCTTCTCCGGCACCGTTCGACCTTGCTCGGCGTTGCTGCGAGGATAAACCGCATGCAGGAACTTGAACTCGGCGTCGAGCATCTTGCCGCCCTGCTGGTAAGCATCGCGGATCTTTGGCGACACTTTGTCCAGGCCAAACTTGTCGACGGCACCTCGCGCAGTCAGTTCGAACTCCCGCATCAGCGTGTCGACGATGCCCAGGTAATTTTCGTCGATGACATAGGAACCGATGCGCAGCGTGTTGAAGACAAGCTTCTGATTCTGCACCTGGCTGAACATGGCCGAAGTGCAGAACGTCAAATGCGTGATGTTGTCTTCGTGGATCTCGTTGTAAAAGTTGCTATTGCTCAGGTATTCCTGGATCAACTGCGTGCATTCAGTCATCCAGCGCTGCACTGAATCTTCGCCGCGCAAATTACGTGCCGGCGTAAACTTGAACCATGGTTCGTAGGCTGGCGTCGTCCAGGACGTCAGACCCGCAGCGGCGACGGTGATCGCATGTTCGGCAGTCGTGTCGAAGATGTTCTGCTCGCCGGCGTTCTGGACGTTGTATTGCTTGCGATTGATGCCGCCTTTGCGTGGCATGATGTAGTCGGCAATGTCCTGCCATTGCGGATCATAAGCTGTGGCGCGAAAATCCTTCAGCGCTTTGTAGCGCTTGCACACCTGCTCGACGGCATCTTGTGTCATCATAGTCAATAGCCTTGCCCCATTTTTCCGAGCGCAGTTGAAGCACCGAGCGTTTGCGATTGCTGCTCACCTGCCATCTGCGAAATAATCGACGCGCGCAGACCCTTTCGACGCTTGTTGGCTGCGGTCGCTTGCTCGAGTCCAGCCTGGGGATCGGCCTGCACAGGCGCAGGCGCAGGCGGTGCCGGCTTCGGCTTAACAGGTTTGCCGCCGCCGTTGAGCGGTGGCTTGCCGCCTAGAGCACTGGGGCGGAACTCTCCGAAGGTTGCTGGGCAGTCAGGCGTTTCCATAGGTGGGCGAATTGCACCGACCTTAACTTGCCGCGCCTGAGATAGCAAACCCTTTTTACGTCAGGAGCGTGAGAAATAGCTTCCAGCATGTCGCCCGCCACGATGTCAACCCACATTGTTTGTTCGCCCAGCAGATCGTAAACATGCGCCATGGCAAACGCTGTCGGGCTGGCGTAGACATAACCGTGAGCTAGGTTCCATGCCAGGCGTTCTTCGAAATCCTCGCCGAGTTCCTGGAGCTTGTCGCACGCTGCAATCGTTGGGTTGAACATAAGGTGTGAAGGTTAGCCGACGAAACCGCCTTGCTGCATGCCGCCTCGGCGCCTGGATGACTCAGGGCGACCGGTGATGCCAGGTGCTTTGACCAGGCCGGATCCGATAGCTTCGGCCATGTAGCGCAGCGCATCGGCAGTGTGACTTGACCAGTCGTGAACCGGCACGCTCGAGATGATCTTGCCGCGATCGACCTCCTTGGTGTGATAGCTTCCCAGCGCATCCAGGCCAATCTCGCAGGCTGGCGTGCGGAAGACCATGGCGGGGAACATGCCTATCAGGGCGTTGATGCCGAGCCAAATGTCCGTCGTGACAGGCAGCACGCGCACCTGGCCGATGCCAGTCGATGCTAACTCATCCGCAAACGTCTTGCCGGTGTATTCCTTCTTGCCGGCGTCGTGCGGCAGGAAGTGCAGCCCGTAGGGGTAGCCCTTGCGCTGCATATGCGCGACTCGTTCCTGCAAGGTGTTGACACCGAGGTCGCCGGTGTCGCAGTCGATTACGCGGATCTCGCGGCCAACGATCTGCCAATACCAGACCGAGGTGTTCTGTGGGCTTCCCAAGTCCCAGGAAGTGTATACCGGCGAATCCGCGATTGGCATCTTGCCGATGCGCCCTTCCTGGCGGGCTTTCTCGATGACCCAAGCGTAAATGGCGCCAGGTGTCGCCACGCTGAAGTCGCACTCGTATTCCTGCTTAAACGCATGCTCAGGCATCCCCGAGCGCAGGCTGGCTAGTTCGGCGTCGGGAATGATGCCGCTTTCGCTCGCACGCAGCAGCATGCTGAACCATTCCTCGGGGTTCTCGGTCGCCTCGGTGTAACGGGAGTAAAACGCGTTCTTGCCCTTTGGCGTGCCGATGAACGTCGCCCATCCTGCATAGTCGGAAAGGCAGGGGCGGATGACCAAAGGCCATGCGCTGCCATCGATGTCCGCAGGCTCATCGATCACGACGCCATCGAAGTAAAGTCCGCGCATGCGGTCATACGAATCACCGGAATACAGGCGGATCTGCGCCTCGTTGGGAAGAACCAGGCTGAGTTCCTGCTGGTTCACTTTCGTGCCGGGGATCGCTCGCGTAAATTTCTGCAGGTAGTTCCAGGCAATGTCCTTGGCCTGGTCCCTGGTCGGTGCGATGTAACCGTAGCGCAGCGGGTTCCGACTCTTGCGCTTGTGCGTCAATGCCCTGGCCAGGATATCCTGCAGGCACGAATACGTCTTCCCTGCTCGCCGGTGACAAACGAGACAGGAAAACCGCTTCTCCCGCTTGAGATACGGCAGGAAAGCTTTGCGGGGGTTGATCTGCAGTTCAATCGTCGTCATCGTCGAAACCGCCGATCTTCACGACAATCGTCGGTGTTTTGTTCGCCTCGCTGCCGTCGAATGCCAGGTCGTTGTCGACCTTGATGGCGTTGAGCCGATCGCGATTTTCGCCCTGCGTTGCAATCTCGCGGCAAATCCGACGCTTTTCGGCAATGGTCAGCACGCAGTCGCTTTCGGCCTGCTGCTTCAGCCATAAAATCCGAGCTTGCACCTTATCGTTTCGGCTCAGACGGCTGGCGTTGCTTGCATGTTCCTCATACCCTGCCCCCACGTAAGCCTCGGTCTGCGAACTGCCAGCAGCCAGCAGTTGCGCAAAGCGTTCGTGTTGGCTATCGCGCAAGGGAAGGGTTGGGTCAAAGTCCATCATGGTCAAAAGGGAATTTCACCTCCGTCGTCTTCCTGGATCGCGTCTTTTGCGCGATAATTCGTTTGCCGAGCGGGCTGCTCATCCCAGTCGCTTTGCGGCTTAGGCTTGCCGCCAAACGGTTTGCCATTGCCGATGATCGGAAGTTTCAGACCTTCCAGCCGCTCTTCCTTCGTGGTCGATTCCTTGACAAAATGGGTGTCGCCAAACTTGCCGGTTTGCTTTGCCTCAATGGCTTCCAGGTTGAGGTAAACCTTGCCGTTCTGGTGCGCTTTGGCTCGAGACTTGGCCAGGTTAATGACCAGGTGTTTGTTGCCGTCCTTTTCGACGATGCGTGCGCCCTGCAGGGCTGAGAGGTCGATGCTGATGTTGTAGTTGCTCATGATTTATTCGTTGGACTCCAGCCGGTTAATGATGATTTGTTTTCTGCGTTTGGCGCTGTCTTTTTTTGCGCATGACGAGCAATGCACTTTGGGAAAGCGGTCATTGTCCCTGGCGCACTTGATGCACTTTTTGCATTGTTTCAATTGTTTTCTGCGAGCTTTGCCATGCTGCGACAAATATTCTGCGCGACGGTTTTCGTCGGTAACAGGCTTGCGTCCTCGTTTGTTCTGCGGAATGCCCAGCGCTTTGTGAAGTTCGCTGATGCGTCGGCTGGCGTGCCATTTGGTTTGCGTTAGGATGTCTTTGATGATGTCGATCATTGGAATGTTGTTTTTTGGGATTTACATGATGGGTTCGCGGAACTTGTAGATGTGACCGAGGAAGTCGAGTTGCTTTGTCCAGAGTCGCTTGCCGCCGCGCAGCTTGTCGCAGATGAGCGTGCGAGCATCGTCTTTGCCGTCGATTTTCTCGATGCGAAACACGGCATCAGCATCCTGGCCGATGGCTCGAGACTCGCGCAGCTGTCCGTTGTCGTTCAGTTGGCTAGCAGTCAGCACGATTTTGTTCGACTTTTTGGCGGTGCGCTTGAGGCGCCTAGAAACGCTGGCGATGATCTCCTCACGGGTGGCGCCTTTGCGGGGTCCGGTGTCCTCCATCAGCTGCAGGTAATCGACCATAATAACGTCGGCATCGCACTGCTCGATGTCGTGCAGGATGTCGGATGCGGTGGCGCCATCGACGTCGACGATGTCCGCCCGCATTGCGCTCATGCGCTTCAGCGCCAGGGCCATGGCTTCCTGCTCGGTGCGAGTGAGTGTTCCTCGCCCCATCGACTGGTTGTCGATGCCGCCGGTGCTGCAAAGCACGCGAAATGCCTGCTCTGACTGGGACATTTCGAGCGGGTAAATCCGCACCGACTTGCCCTGCTCGATCGCAGACTCGCAGAAATTTTGCATCAAGACCGACTTGCCGTCACCTGGGCGACCGCAGACGACCCAGACCTTGCCACCCTGCATGCCGCCGCTTTCCCGGTCGATGGTCGGAAACCCAGTCGAGACGCCGGGAATGCGACCAGCGTGCGCCAGACGGTCCTCGAGTTCGTCGATCAGTTCGCCGGCCAGGATCTTCATGGACTTGCTCGCCAAGGCTTTGCCCGGGATCTTGCCGGCTTCGGCCAACAGGTTCTCGGTCGTTTGGAACGCCTCGACCAGCGACGAACCCGACAGCATGGCCGTTTCCAGGCATTCCTGTGCCGCTTTTAGCGCTTCCAGCCTTTTCCTAGCCTCATGACAGCGGCGGAGGTCTGCAATGAGTTTTTGGGCATTTTGCGGCGAAACTGGCGCAGTCCAGAGTTCGGACATCTGGGCGGCACCTCCTGCGGCATCGAGTTCTTCGGCCTGGCGCAGCTTTGCGGTGATGATCAGCAGGTCTGGATGCTGTCCAGCCAGTGCCGCCTCGAGAACCTCACGAAAAACGGGGCGGTTTTGTTGAGCAAACATGTCGCCGGAAATGGCGTGGATGTTGCGAACCAGCGTGTCTGGGAACTGGGCGAACGTCGCCAAAAGCGCGTCTTCGGTTGCGGTTGCGATGTAGTTCATGGTTCAGAGGCAGGAGGATTTTACCAGCGTCGTAATCGTGTTCTGTCCTTGTTGCGGCTCATCGAGCCAGCGTTGTTGGTTGATGTAGGTGGCCGGGTGTGGAACGTATTGCCCGCCGTCTTTGGTCCAGTTCGGCTGGACAGTCTGCCAGGCCAACGCGTTGAGAACCTGGTCGAGATCGGGCTTGTGCTTTTCCCAAGCTTTAGCAGCAAACCCTTTTCCAACCTTTTTCGGGTATGCTTCCCAGAACGATTTGAAACCTACGGAAGTATTTTGGTTATGGTTATGGTTAGCTTTCCGCTGGGTTGCCACTGGGTTGCCACTGGGTTCCTGCTGGGATCCTACTGGGAACCCACTGGGTTTAGTTTGTTGATTCTTAGGACGTCCGCCAGCCTGTCCGTTGACCCTGGCACGCTCAGATCGACGCTGAAATGATGCAATTTCTGCATCGCAACGCTTGTGAATGTATCCATCATCGGTGCGATTGAAGAACTCGTTGAGCACCATTTCGACCACATCAAAACCCAGGCGTAACCTACGGCTAACCGACTGGGTTTCCAGCGGGATCGGCGACTCGGTGAGGTAGTAAAGATCGAGCAAGCGACGGTAAGCGAGATCCTCCATCGGCTCAAGATGGACGGTGTCGCGCAAATAATCACCGACATGGAATGGATAATAGTTCATTGGTTTTTTTGTCGTTGGTCTAGTTCAAACAGAATTCGGTTGCGGAGATCTTGCGGAACGCCTGCAGCACGCTCGATCATCCAGCGCAGGTAGTCGGTCGGGATCGATTGTAGTTTCCAGCCTCGAAACTTTCCAAACGGCATGGTTTCGCTGTGTTGCTTTTCTCGAATAGGTCGGAACAGGTCTTCCCATTCAAGTCCATCTTTTCGGAGCAACCCGACGGCAGCGACTGCTGCTGCCTGCCATTCGCCTTTCTCGGCATTTGGACACAATGCCAAGCGCAAAACCTTGACGGTTTTTTCGGAGATCATTGCGTTGTTCGTGTTTCGGTTTCACCAACCCGAGGTTGGTTCGTCTCGCGCAGCAGGGCGAAGAAATCCTCAGCACGCATGGTCACAAGCCAAATCGACCGATCCTTTTTGTGAGCGATGACCGGCATCTTGTCGCCGGCATCTGGCGCAGCCTGCTCGCGCATGACTTTGTCCAGGTTGAGCGCTTGCACGCATTTGACTTCGAAATGCAGGCCAGGGAGATCTGGGCAGATGACATCGGGCGAGTCGGTGCCGCCCGAGAACTGCTGCCCTCGGCGTGCGTTGAAACCAGCATTGCGAAGCTGATCACGCCATTCGCGTTCGCCCCTGGCGCCTTTTGCTCTGGAGTTAATGCTCATACAAAAATGCATTTTTGAGGAATTGCGATTTCCCGTTCCCTGCTGTCAGCGAGGAACCAGACATAGCCCTCTGGAGTAAAAGCATCCATCCAATAACAACCGGTTTCTCCGTAGTGGAGGTACTCGTAGGAGGCACAGAGGCAGCAGCGTTGTTTCATATTCATAAAATTCCTGCTCGGTGTTTACTGCGGTCACGTTCGTCGTCTGCGGTCCATTCCTGCGGCTTGAGTCGGTGCAACGGACAATCGCCGGAATAGACGTAGATGCCGGGGACTCCCATGTAGCCTTTGCCGTGGGCGTTGTCGAGGACAGGGCAGGTGCAGCCCTGCTGGATGGCGGCATCACTGCCGGGTGATGGTGGTGTGTCGGGGGTCA